TGATTTAAATATATTGTTTGCGCCATATTCCATAACACAGGAAACAATATAAAATCACATAAACATACAGTTAAGTATAACCAACCCATAGCAGGCCGCCATTTAGTATTAAAGTGTGATTCTTTACTCATTAACTTTTCCTTTTTTTTCTTTCCGCTTCTTCTTTTAAATGATTAATCAATAATGAAATGTAAATATCACGCTCCCAAGGTATCATATTTTCAAGCTCACTTAATGAATATTTATGATGTTGTATCAGAGCAAAGTTAGTTTCGAAGTATGCCTCTAATGAATTGTGAGCGAGGCTTATTCGAAAAAATCAGATATTCCTGTTAAAACCACCTTACTTTTTACGTTAGTTTTAGGATTTGTTACCTCTATTTCGTGTTTTAATACAGGCATTGTTTCAAAAAACTTTCTTATTTTAATAAAAGCCTCCTGTGGTAGACCTTCTAGGAACTCTCTTAATTCTTTTTTAGTACTATCTTTTGCTGGATATATCTTATCACCTTCAAAAACGTGATCTATACAATCAACTAAAATTGTAAACATCATCTCTATTTGTTGAGTGTCAATCTTACCCTTACCATAATCATAGTTTTTTAAAGTAGGGTAACCTAATACTACGCCTAGATTTCTTTTTTCATCTAAGATTATTTTATTAGTATGTTCATCATCAACTTGAACTTCAATCTTAGTTAAATCAATTTCAGTTTCAACATAAGTTTTTCCATCATCAGGACATATCGTTTTAAATTTAGATATTTCTGATACTGATTTAGCTCTTAATTGTAAAAATATATACTCTATATCAAATATAGGTAACAAATCTACTTTTAAAGCATTAAATGTACAAGCATTAATTATTTCTCTAATTGCTTCAACAATTTGTTTATTGTCGCCTGTTTCTTGTGCTATGAAAAGTATTTTTTCTTCTTTCACAAGAAAAGGTCTAAACTTAACTTTTAAATCTTGTGATGGTAGAGTCAACTCATATGTAGGCACATCAACTCGTGGTAACGTCATTATTATCTCCTTTTATTATAAATTTAGTGGTGGTAAATTGCCAAATGGAGGAAATACTCGACCACCTGTAATACCACCAATTGGTATACGTCTTTTTAGTCCTTGTAATACATCAACACCAGCACGTCTTAATTCTGGTGGTAATTTGTTTAATAGGCCGCCAAATGCACCAAAAGAACTTTTAACAGTGACATCTCTAAAGTTTGCTTGACCTAATTCTATATTGCCTGATCTATCTAAGAAGTAATTTATCCAATATCTGAAACCAAATGTTACTTGAAATGTTTGAATAGCATTATTTTCGTATGAGTACTCAACAGCACTGATAATTTTAGGATAACAATCAAATAATTTTACAGCATAAGTTACGTCATCTCTTTCATTACGGCTTGCAAATTGACCTAATTGAAATATGTTTACATCAGATACATAGTTATCATAAAAATTAAAATTATGACTTTGATTACTGAACGCAGCTTTTTGCCATAATTCAAAATAACTTCTTTCTCTTAAAAACTTATCAGCATAAAATGTAGCATTTATATCGGCCGATTTATAATCAATTGCTATTTTATATGCAGGACCGTGATGTTTCACTTCTTTCATTTCTATAGTACGCTCAGGCATAGATATAGCAGAACAAAATGCTTGTACACGTCTTGCGTTTGTTTTTTGTACAGCAATCATTTCAGCTGAACTTTTAAATGTTGTTTCTAATTCGTTTGCACCACCACTCAATTCAGCACCTGTGTCAGCATTAGTAATGCCAGCACCGCCTGCTCTAGGTAAATTAAATTCTACGTAAAATCTTGCTTTACGAGCAAATCCTTCTGCCTCATTAATATATGATTGTACACGACCTATTGTAGTTTCCGGATTGCCACCTGCCTTTTGTCTAAAACGTGGATCATTTTCAACATTATCAAGTGAACGATCACGTGGTAAACCTATTCTTACATCAAAACCACCAATTCGAACTCCGCCTCTTAATATTGCCATTAGATAAAACTCCTTGAAGCTGCATATACAGAACTAGCAGGCCTTTTTTGAAACTGTTGCACAGGCAAATAACAAGCAATAGCTGCTTGGTTTAAATCTATTCTCAAAAAACTTGATCTTACGTGTTTATACAAATATTTTTTAATTGTTGCTTTTGATAATGGTATAGATTTAACACGGCTCCAACTTACATCAAATCTTGCCTTCGATAAATCTTTATTTGTAGCGTATCTTTGCATTTGCTCTAATAGTCTTAATCTAGCTCCAGGTGCTAGATAGTGAAAGTTTAATCCACTAAAACCACCTTTAATACTTTCTAATGGCAGTACAAGTGGAAACGTATCGTAATATGGTAAAGTTTCTTTATACTTTGGATCATAAAAGAATAAATTTAATAAACCAATATTAGGTCTCGCAGATAATTTTCCTTGCGACATTAGTTTTTGTGCAGTTATTTTTTGACCAATTGATGATATTGCGTTTTTATACCAAGTCGCCGACTTAGTATTATCGCCTTGTTTGTCCGTTATTTTATCTAGTATTGAAACCATTTACTATATTTATGATGAAAGTATTAGTTTATTTTGAAAAAACTAAATCTTTTGGTACTCTAACTAAATCACCAATATAGTGATTCCAATGCTTATTTTGATGGCCTATTTCTTTTAATTTAGCCATTATATCATTATATTTTGCTAAATTATCTGGATTAGTATTATTAGATGAGAAGTTTATAGTTTTTATAGGTGATAAAAATTTTTTTGTTATTGACATTTCATTTATTAATACAGTTTTAGGATCATAATAATATTTTTCATTGGTAATTAATCTATTATCTTTTAATATATGATGCCACAAATTAAAATTTCTGCTATAAAAATTAGATTCACCAATTCTATTTGCATAATCTAAAGCTATTCTATAAGTTACTTCACAAAGGTGCATTGGTATATAAAAAGATTGATCGTCAGTGTTAGATTTATTTTCATAAATTTTAAAATATTTTATTAAATCTCTTTTTTCTAAATCACCCTCACCTATGATAATAAATTGATTAGTAGGAATTTTATCTATGAAATATGGTATAGTTGAATATAATGGATATGCAACATAGTTTTTATGAAAATTGTTTAAAGTATAATCTAAAACATTTTTGAGTGTATCTTCAAACACGTTTAATTTTGTATCATATTTTTTAGATATAGATTCAACCAACTCTTTTAAATGATCGTTCACACCTACTATATGAAAGAAATAATGTTCTGTAGGAATTTTAAGATTGTATAATGAATTAGCTATCATTTCAGAATCAATACCAGATAACAATAGTGCTACAGATGATATATTCTTTTGCTTCATTTCATTATAAATTTCTGTAGTGGTCAAATCAATTGCTTCAAAGAAGTCTTTAGTGGTAATCTTGTCAAAATCAGATATTTGATAAGAAAAACTACAATCTGTATTTGAAAATGTAAATTCACGTTTCATATAATTATTTATATCAGTTATAGACGCCTATATCCTTCTCGGTAAATATCTTAAACTCTAAATCGTTACCCTCACAATACGCTTTAGCGGCTTGCCATTTAGCTTGGTTCTTTATATATTCTAATTGTTCACGCATAAAAGCACGACCTTGTTTCTTTGGTTTTTTAGGTGGAAAACACTGACGATATGGTTTTATTTCAACCATATATTTTTTGCCTGTTTTTAATTTAAATATAAAATCTGGATAGTATCTATGAATACGATAATCAATAGGTGAACGATAAATTATTGGTATTTCTTCACTACCCCAAAATTCAACGGCATCATTTTTATCCAAATATACCATCATACGTCTTTCTAATAGTGAACGATATATTATTCTATTTGGGTCACCAGCATACTTTTTAGGGTGTGTTGGTTTATAAATTCCTTTATAACTTGATCTCATATCATATAAATATTACTAAAATATACAACTATTTATGGCACTATCAAAAGTAGCAAATTTAATTCAAAAGAACTTAGGCAATTTAACAGGCGGTGGTTTAGTAGGCCTAGGTGGTGGTATTATAGGTTCTCTTACTGATAAAGCAAAAAATATGGCACAGACAAATGCTGCTGCTGCCAAGATATTAAACAAATCACCATTAGAATTAAATGACACAAGTCCAGTAGCTCATATGAAAGAAAATCCATATGATTATGGCACAGTTTATTATCCTAATAATGTTCAATCTTTAGAATCAGGTCATTATATAATTTTTGACGTATTAGAAAAAGATACAGCATTAAGTGCTTTGGCACAAAGTGCTAGGGCAGGCTCTGCTAAAGTAGCAAGAGCATTAGGCCGTGATGATATAGCTCAAAAGGTGCAACCAGCAGAAAGAACAAGTCGAGTTACCACAATAAAAAATAGAAAAGGTGGCACAGAAGATAGAGTGGTACAACCATCTAGCGGTATTAGTGCAGGTTTAGCGGGCAATAGAACTGTAAGAGTTTCAAAAACAATTGTATTATATACACCGCCAGGATTAAAAACTTCTTATGGCGCTGTACACGAAGGCGTAGAAACAGGTATCATAGGAAATCTTTTAGGGTTACAAGGTGGTGGTGCTATTAAATCAACAGCAGAACTTGCAGGCAGATTAAAAGATGCTGCGGCTGCTTTAGGCACAGAAATAGTATCAGGTGCATTATCAATTATTCCTGGTGTAGGAGATTTAAAAGGTGCATTGACCAAAGTTACAGGTAAAGCAACTAATCCAAATACAGAAATGGTATTTAAAAGTGTACCAATGAGAAGTTTTGATTTTGTTTTTGAATTTGCACCAAAGAACAAAAAAGAATTAGAAAATATGATGAAGATTATAGAAATTTTTAAATATCATATGCACCCAGCTATTGAACCATATGGTAATGATTTTATAGTGCCAGAGGAATTTCAAATAACTTATATGTACTTAGAATACCGCAATCAATATATTCCTAGAGTAAGTCGTTGTGTATTAACTAATTTAGATATACAACACGGCGATGATGCTAACTTTAGTACTTTTGCAGGTGATGATAAAGGTGCTGCTCCAATTTATACTAAGATGACATTAAAATTTAGTGAAACAGAAATTATGACTAAAACAACTATTGTCAAAGGCTTCTAATGTATTTTACATATTTTCCTAAAGGCACTTACGATTTAAAAAATGATGGCAACGAAAAACTAGTTACCAATTTATTACGTAGAGTAAAGATTAGATCAAAAGTTTTAAATGAAACAAGTTTGTACGACCTTTATGATATACCTGAAGGAGAAACACCAGAAATTACGGCAAGAAAACATTTTGGTAGTCAATATTATCATTGGGTAATTTTATTAACTAATGATATAACAGATCGATATTATGGTTGGCCATTAACAAATTATGAATTTGAAAATTATATAAACGAAAAATATACAAATCCTGATGGCGTACATCATTATGAAATTACACAATCAAGTGGTAAAACAACTGGCGAAGGCCCAAGTGATTACTCACACAAAATAATAGTCAACAGTACCGAACCAGGTGCAGTAGCCATTAGTAATAGGCAATACGAAGAAAGATTACAAGACCAAAAACGACAAATCAAATTATTAGACCCGGCATATTTACCAATATTATTAGAAGAATTTGAAAACTTGATGAGCGAATAATGAGCCTATATGATACAATAGACGGCAAAGTACTAAAAAAGCCTGGTGATTATGTACTTTCAGATATAAAATTAATTTCATATCGTAGTGTAGATGGCAGTAATACGCCAGACGCCATTGAAATTGAAACACTTGTATTAGATTTAAACATATACGAAAGCATTTACAATAAAACATTATCAGGTAATATGCTGATAGTAGATGGTAACAACGTCATTGGTAAATTGCCATTAACAGGTAATGAAAGACTTGAATTTAAATTTTTCACACCATCATTAGGAAAAGGTTATGACTTTTCTATGAAGTCAGGCAATCCATTATACGTTTACAAAATACAAAACAGATCACCAGTAGGCCCAAAGACTCAAATGTATCTATTGCATTTTTGCAGTAAAGAAATGATACAGAACGAATTGGTTGTGGTAAAAAATGCTATGACTGATACTTTTGCAAATATGGCAGCCAAAATTACTAAAGAACAAAATACATTATCATCAGCAAAGAACTTTTATTTTGAACCATCATATGGTGTATATAAACACGTATTTGGCCGATTAAGGCCTTTTGATGCAATTGATCAAATATCCGTATTAGCACAAAGTGAAAAATATGCAGGCGCAGGTTATTATTTTTATGAAACAAGTTTAGGTTTTAATTTTAGGTCATTAGAAAGTATGTTGGCAATTGATGGTAACACAGCAAGACCAGTAGTTGCACGATATAGACCAAAACCGTCAAATGTCAAAGATGGTGGTGGTAGCACAGACATTAAAAATGAAATGCAAATTGTAAATAATTTTAAAATATTAGATCAATTTGATACGTTAAAGAATTTAAGAAACGGCGTATATGCAAGTAAATTAATTACACACGACCAATTAAATAAAACATACGAAGAAACAGATTTTGATTACAACGAACAATATCAATATTTACATCACACAGAAGCAGGCAAAGATGGCGTTAAAACAGATAACAAAGGCATATTGCCATTACATTTACGAGAAGGCGCTTTCTTATCAGATTTTGCCGAGTCAACAATGTATCTAAAGCCGAATACACAATCAATACACAATAACGTCAATTCACATCCTATAAAAGATATACTTCAAAAAAGATTATCACAAAGACTGGCTTTTATGTCAAACCGTTTAGAACTTACATTAAATGGATTTACTGGCGTTACAGCAGGAGATTTGATTACTTTTGAAATGCCTTCTTATACACCTGCCGGTGATACTGAACCATCAGGAACAGACCCTTATATGTCAGGAAGATATTTGGTAACGTCAGTAAGACACCAATTAAACCGAACGTTAAAAAAACACGTAATGGTATTAGAATGTATGAAAGACAGTGTACGCAGACCATACCCAGAAGAAACTAACGATACATTTATTGGTAAAGAAAAGAATAACGAAGGAATTATAGATATATACAAACTTGATGAAATTTATAGCAACGTGGCAGGTGGTTACTTTAAGGGATAACTAAGAGAATAACTCCGAGACCGCCGCTCCGACGGCTATTATGTAGAAGATATAGACCAATGGCCAGCACACAGGTAACCGAGTGAACTATGCACCATAAATATAGAAAACAACTGGAGAATCTATGAATATAAGTGAACTAAACTTTACACATCTCAAAGAAGTATTGAAAAATTTAAAGAAAAAACTTTTCTCAATAAAACTGTGTAAATGTGGTAAAAAGAAATAACTAATCGCAGGTAACCAAAGGTACTATGAGAATATCTGAAAGAATAAAATACCTGATAGATAAAGTCGTGCTAGCGCAGGCCTGTACCTGTGAGATGTGGATTTACTACGGATTACTTGTCTTTGTGGTCTTTACGAAGTGGGCCGGGTAATATGCGTAGACCATTAAAAATGAGCGGAAATAACGTATGCTGTTGTGTTATTATCGAGCGCTCTATGAAAGAATACAATGAATAACGAAAACTTTATGGGACTCGGAGGTTTCTTTTATTTCTTCGGTGTTGTTGAAGATAGACAAGATCCACTCAAAGTCGGCCGTCTTAAAGTGCGTATAGTCGGCACACATACGCAGGACAAACTGGCCCTCCCAACGGCCGATTTACCTTGGGCACTTTGCGTATTACCTATAACGGCCAGTGGCATTTCAGGCATCGGATTTTCGGCGACCGGACTACTCGAAGGAAGCTGGGTGTTTGGATTTTTTCGTGATGGCACTACTCGTCAAGAGCCGGTTATATTAGGTAGTTTACCTGGCAGGCCGACTGAACTGGCCGATAATCGAAAAGGTTTTTATGATCCAAATGAAATTTATCCGAAATACAAGGACGAACCAGATGTCAATAGACTGGCCGTGAATGCCAAGGATACCGAAGGAAACGAAATCAATCCAAGTCTTAGTTTAACAATTCGCAGAGCAACACGTATAACAGGTGTTGCAACAGCCGATTACAATTCAATGGTTGCCGCAGATGGAGAATTAACACAGGCCAGCGATGGTGATACCTGGAATCAACCTGAAATTCCTTACAATGCTCTATACCCATACAATCACGTATATGAGTCGGAGTCTGGCCATTTACAAGAATTTGATGACACACCTGGCGCAGAACGAATCCATATTCGCCACCGTACAGGTTCATCAATTGAATACCATCCGAACGGTACACGAACAGATATAATCAAAGGTGAACAATATATTCTCACCACAGGTGATAACCAGGTTTATATACAAGGAAAATCCGATACCACAATCAACGGCCGCCATAAACTTTATATAAACAAGAATGGTGAATTAAATAATCACTATGATATACAGATAGGGCCAGGTGCAAATATTAATATACAGGTAGATAATGGTGATATAAATTTACATACATTAAACGGCCGTCTTAATTTCAACAGTGGTGGTGATACAAATTTAAAGATAGGTGGTTCTTTGACCATAGATGTGGCCGGCAATCTGGTGCAGAACGTAGAAGGCAATACAACAGAAAACACTTCAGGTGCAGTGATTGTGCGTGGTGCTACAATTGATTTAAACCCATAAACGGCCAGTGTTGATTCTGGAAGGCCTTTGTAATCTATAAATGCAATAACATCAAGACAGGCCATTTATACAGGCCTTAATGGCCAGGACTGGTAAATATTCCTTACTTAAATAACGACAAAAAATTTCCTGGAAGCTTGACACTGTTCCAGGTTTGATATATAATAATATATGTCCAATACAGTAATATATGTAAATACACACGAAGTTTCCTGTGATGGTTATGATGAGGTTCAACAAGAGGCAACTCATCCTTTGGTCTATTATACATTAAAGGAATATAAGGATGGTACTAAGGCGGCCTGTCATTATTGTGGTAAGGTATTTGTCTATAAAGAAAGAGATTGAATTAAACTATGATTTTTAATAAAAAAATAAAATTCTATTGTAGTCTACCAGAAGTATTGGAAAAATACCCTATTATAAAATGTAAGTCTAGTTACTTTAATTGGTTAAAAAAATCAGCACAAGAATATAAAAATGATTATCAAATCAATCATAAATGTAAACATATGAGTGGTGTTATAAAGTGTGATGGAATTCATTCAATATTGAATACAGGTTATATTTTAAAAACGTGGTTTGATTTTACAATCAAAACAACTGATGATCCTTATAAGTTTGAATATATAATTCCAAGTGAAATATTTTCTTACCTGGAACAAAAAAAATATAATAAACAATTAATTTCTTGGTTTTCAGGTAATGACCCTAAATTAAATACGCCTTTACCTAAACAATCTTTACAAACATTAATTAAAATAATTATGCCTTGGTCGGTATCTATACCTAAAGGTTGGAATTTACTTATTCAATCTGTTCCTTATTCTGATGAAACATCATTTACATCAACACAAGGTATTTTAAAATCAGGAGATTTTTTTGAAATTAATCCTATTATAATTTGGCACAGAAAAAACGAAGAAGTGTTGATTAAAGCTGGAACACCTCTATGTCAACTTATACCTATTAGAGATAAAGATATAGAGATAGAAAATTTACCATACAATGATAAAATAAAAAAACACGAAGAACAATGGAAGTATAACATTTCACATAGGTTTACAAGAGAACATAAATAAAAATATGAATAATGCTAATTATGAAATATTATTTCCATCACCTATTCTTAGTGTTGATTTGCCATTAATAAAAAATGATTTATTATTAGATTACGTTTATAAAATTAAAAATGCAGACACCACAGGCCGAGTTAAAAGTAATCTAGGCGGATATCAAAGTTTATTTTTAAATTTAAAAGATATAGAATTGCAACCATTATTAGATGATATATCTAAATTTGTTTCTGAATATATAGTTTTTTGTAATTTTAAAAAAAATATAATCTACAGAATACAAACTATGTGGTTTAATATAAATTACTACAAAGATACAAACGTATCGCACATTCATCCGGGTTGTCTTTTTTCAGGTGTTTTTTATCTAAAAACTAATACCAATAGCGGTAATATTAATTTTATACATCCTGCTATGGAATTATTATCATATGATTGGTCGGACGAATATAAAAATACACTAACAGAAAAAAATTCTTTAACTTATAATATGCCTGCTATACAAAATAGATTATACATATTTCCTTCTTGGTTAAGACATTTAGTTAAACCGAATTTAAATAAAAATGAAGATAGAATTTCATTTTCTTTTAATATAGGAGTTGAAAATGTTTTTTAAAAAAGAAGGTTACACAGTAATAAAAAATGTAATATCAAAAGAAATGTCATCATTTATATTTGATTATTTTAATTTAAGAAGAAAAGTATCATATACTTTTTTTGATACGAAATACATTGATAAAAATAATAACGATTTTGGTTCTTGGAATTACAATCAAGTACCTGGTACATTTAGCATTTATGGAGATGTTGTTATGGAAACATTATTATTAAATCTTTTACCAAAAATAGAAAATTTTACAGATTTAACTTTATACCCCACATATTCTTTTGCTAGAATATATAAAAAAGGTGATATATTAAAAAAACATAAAGATAGAATATCTTGTGAAATTTCTTTAACTTTAAATTTAGGCGGCGATACTTGGCCTATATATCTAAAAAATAAAGAAAATAAAGAAATAGAAGTGAATTTAGAACAAGGTGATATAATGATTTATAAAGGTTGTGAACTAGAACATTGGAGAAATGAGTTTTTAGGTAAAAGTTGTGGTCAAGTTTTTTTGCATTATATCAACGTGCAATCAATCGATTCAGAAAAAAATAAATTTGATGGAAGACCACATTTAGGTTTACCTATAACTTTCAAGCATAAATAAACATATGGGTATAGTTAGACAAAGTGGTACGGTATCATTAACGCCAAACAAACAAAAGCAATATATAAAACAATTACGTATTCCTTTTAAGAATGTATTGGCCAATCCAACGGCCGAGATCATTGAAAAGTTTATCAAAGATTTAGGTGTATCAGGTACTATATCTTGGTTAACAGATCACAACCGTGGCGATCCTGTTTATGATGGTAAGGTTTCAATTAATATTGTTGTATCTGGCGATCCTGTTAATCTTACTATAAACGATAAAAACACAATGTATGAATGTGCGGTAATTGACGAAGCGGCTTCACAGATTTATATGTCTGATGGAAAGACAAGAAGTATATTTAAATTATCTATTCACACAAAGACGTTTGACGAAGTCGTTGAAATATTAAAACCTTATAAGATCTAAGGATTATTCGGCGACATTGGCACATCAAATATAAAAGCAATTCTTTCACAGTCTCCTATATTCTCGGCCATATGGTTTTTCTTATTATTAAACCAGAAGAATGTACCTGGTTCTATAATCACTTCTTCTTTTGTAGATTCTAAATCGCCATCGTCCCATACACTGTAACGATATGTGCCTGTAATGGAAAGATGATAACGGTCTTTTGTGTGGTAATACTTTCCTTCATCTATATGTTTGCCTGTTATTTCACCAATGGGTGTACGAAGAAAAGCACAACGGCCAGGTTTTAAATTGTTTTCATATAACCACTTCTGTATAGCAATATGTCTTTTAGTGGCGTCTGTTGGTACACATATTTCTGTATCACCTATAAATTCACCAGGTTTTGAAATACCTCCCATTACTAATTGCAATACACCAGAACGTACAAGTTTAGTATGAGGGTCTTGTCTATCTACACCTTTCATACGGCCTACATTACCCCAATCTTCAGGATATCTCTCTATATCTTTGACAATTTCTGATACGTCAATGTTTTCTTTTATAATACGTATGTTCCGCATATTCTTAATATATCATATATATGTAATTTTGTCAAGTTCTTTTTACAAACCTTTTTTGTGTAATAATATCTTTCATTTTCATACCATAATTTAAATTTTTAATAA